AAGGTCGGGTAGTCTTGTGGTGGAATCGTGTAGCTTGAGCTTGCGCCGATTGATACGCCCGTATCAAGAAGGTCAACGGAATTTATGAGGTCATCATTTCTTAAGATTTTGCTCATATATCCGACCCCTTTAGAACCAAAGACGCTTTCAAGTTTCTAGTGTTGCCTGAAAGAAGCCTAACGGCAAGTTGGACGTTGTTTGAAGTGTATTGCACCGGAAGGTTCACAATCTGCCGCTTGGGCCCGCCTATTGTGAATGCGACCTGTCCAAGCTCAATCAATCCCACGCTATTACCCTCGTGCTGATAAATGCCTATTGTGTAATTCGCCTCGGTCTCGGTTCCGACTGCGACCTGAACTATTCGGCCATCACCAAACAAAACTGGAACACCAACGACGTTTGAAGGAATGCCTTCGCTTGTTAGCCAAAAGCCCACGGTCTTGTCGCCAACCGCGCCGTAAACAAAGCCTGGACTTGCAGGCCCTACAATGTCCCCAGGCGCAACAAAAGGTAAAGACTTTGCCGTTAGCTTGTTTCTAATTTGATCTTTGAGCTTCCCGGCTAAAAACCGGATTCGAACCGCGCCCTCGGCGTGGATATACATATTTTCGGTATCAAAATCTTTGTACTTAAAATAAAAATTATAATTTCCCTCAACCGCAAGTGGAATAATATCGGCGGGGATAAACGTGAGACCATGCCGCACTTTGAAACTGTCGTATTCGCCTGGAATCGTCACGTCGTAAAGTTGAAAGTCCCCCTCAAACCACACTTGGCGGTTTATGAACTGACTCAACCTGAAAAAGTTTTCCCGAACGTGCGGGTCCTCAATGTCCTTGAGGATAAGCTCTATCACCTAACCCCCAACAATAATACACGACCCCTCACTTCTGAGGGGCCATGTTTTTTCGGAAAACTTAGTAGTTCGGAATGCCTCTGATAACCATTTGCTTCCAAGGGGCAGTACAAACCAAATCACCAAAAAGACAATGATCTAAAATGTAGCTGTACCCTGTGGTCTCACGCACTTCGTAATACTCTTTGCCGTCCGGCGCTTTACGACGCTTGAACAAACCGTTCGAGTAAAACTTAACGCTCGACCAATCAAGAAGATAAATGAGGTCGTCATCCATTTCCTGGATTGCAACAATTTTCAAAGTTTGACCTGACACGGAACCTATTTCTACTGTGTCCCAACCGTACACGTTTACTTTACGTGAGTTAGGAACAACATTGAATGGGCCCTTTTGTGTTTCGATCAACTTCAAAATGCTTCCGAAGTGCTTAAAGCTCAAAAGAACTTCAGGCGCTTTTCCACCTTTTGCAAGCTGCATACGTTTTGTGTATGCGTCGAAAATTTTCGAAAGGATATTTGAGGCACTAATGCCTGTCCCGTCGAATTGTGGACACATTAAGAAATCATGATCAACTTTGTTCTGACCAAACAATGTTGCAGAACCGCCGTTAGCGGGTGACAACAATTGGCTAGACAAAGCGGTCATGCCCGCACTCTGAGCGCCGGGGTGATAGACCTTAACTTCTTGGGCCAATGTATAGGCCGAAATATCAAGGGCCGCACCGCCGCGTGTTGCGGAAACCGTGATCGACTCGTCATACACAGACACGTTTGTTACATATGCTGTAACAGGCGCCGAGTTGTTATCGTCGATAACGATTTTTTGGTCTTTTGTGAAGCGGTCAATACGGTTGACTGGCAAAACGCCCAGAGCCGTACCGTCGCCTGTACCCTTCGCAAAATGTGGTCCACCCAACAAGTGAGTAGAAACAACCATTTTGAAGTACATCATCATGGCGTCAATCTGATCGGGCAGAATCTTCAAAAATGTAGATTCTGGAATCCGACCATCATGTTCCATAAGGTCCCGGTGGTTAAACAATAATGTTCCCCACACCTCTGGTTGAGTTGTGATTGAACCGCGAATGTATTTGTATTTCGAAATATCATTCTGTGCGGCCAAGCTGCCAAACTCAACTGAGCTTGCGTGTTGTCCTTGGAATGGGACGATTAAATCCCCACCCTTCCAATCCTCAATTTGGTCACACTGTTGCATCAAATAGTCCCGCTTGATGAATTCCTGCTTTAACAGGTCGAGCGGAAGATACTGATTCAACATGGACTGAAAATCTCTCGTAGTAGCCATGTTATCCCCCTAATAAGATGCTTAAGTTCCTAGCTCTCTGGCCATTTGCCTTAAGTCATCAATTGATTTTGGCGACTTCTTAATGGGCGAAGTGCCTCGGCCCTGTACAGCAGGAATTACGGGTTTTGGATTCGCTTGCGGCGAATTGCCCTGAGCTAGGTTCGCTTGCGGCGGGGGCGCTTGCGACGCCACAACACCTTGCCCAACGAGCTTCCCATACTTGGTCATGACAATTTGAGCGGCTTGTTCAGCCGATAAATCTTGTCCCTGCGTAAACCAAGCTTTTTGCGCTTCCTCGATAATTAAATCGCGAAACGCGCCAATGGTTCCCATCCGTGAATCCCACTCGCTTGCGGCTTGTGAGACTTCCGGTCGTGACAATACCATTTCAAGCTGCATAGTCCGAGCTTGGACCGCCTGAGTTTGGTATTGTTCCTGTAGGGATGTTTTTTCCATTTCTAAATCATAAAGACGCTGCCGTTCTTGAGCTTGCGCCTGCAAAGCTTTCTTTTGCTCAGGCGGAAGATTTTCTTGGTCAAGCTTGTCAGCTACCCACTTGAAAATCTTTTGCTCGTCTAAACCAATTGACGTAAAGAAATTGTCTAAATCGCCTTTGTTCAAGAACGACGTGACTTTTCTAACGTCAGCATCTAGTTCCATGTACTCATTATAAACTTTGCTAAATTCACCTTGAGTACCTTCAAATCTCTCTTTCAAATCGTTGAACGCCTCGGCGCGTGTAAAAAGGTCTTTTACCTTTTTCTCACTGTCAGCGTCTTTAATAAGCGGACGCCAAAATTCTTCAAGCTCCGCTTCTTTGCCAAATGCCTTGAACTTAAAGTTTGGGGTGTACGCATTTTGTGGTGGGGTTGTCCCATCGGCCACGGGCGTTGGTGTAAATGTAGCGGTGTCTGTTTTAGGCGCTTGTGTCGACGTTGCCGTCGATGCCGCTTGTGTAGTTTCTGGCGCCGTACTTGTTTGACTTTGGCTTGCGGCCTCAGTGCCCGTAGTACCTACGTTTTCGGAACCTGTACTCTCTGTCATTGTAACATCCCCCCTTGGGCGTCTTGTTGCGGACCCATCGCATCTTGCGGTTGACCTGCGTTTTGTTTGTTCATAAGCATCCGTGCAATGTCAGACTGCACTTGAGTCGATTGTGTTGCAAGTTGTTCTTGTGAAGAACCTTGCTCGGAAAGGCGCTTAATAAGCCAGTCCAAGGCTTCCGCAGGAACCGTCGCCCGTATTGAGCGGTTCGGTTGGTTGGGGTCGGGAATGTAATAGTCGCATTTAATAGAAGCTCCGCTTGCGGGAATGAACTCATTCTGCGCCTGCTTAATAGCTTCCGCCTTATCAGCCTCAATTTGCTCGTACACCTTAATAGTTTGGTCATACCTTGCCTGAATTTCAGGCGCTAACATTCGGTAGTCAGATTGCTTTTGTCTTGACGACAAACGCTTCAAAATATATGCGCCCTCGTCGTTCTTAGAAATAAATGGTTCCTGACCACGGTCTAACGCCAAAATAATGTTCGTTGCGGCGTCAGCGTCCAAGGTTAAGTCATCAAACGCAGCTTCTTTATTGGCAAAAGGCAATTGCTTAATAATTTGACCTATCGAATCCGGCGGCAAGTTTGTTCCCACATATTGAAGAACGTGATTCATGGCCAAGTGTCGGCCCATCATTGTTGTCACGTCCTCACTCATTGGTTCGATCTTTACTTGATAACTAAGCGGCTCGGCAGACTTAAATTCCGCGATATTTATGTACTCTGAACGACCAATGGCCGGAATCAACATTTCCTCGTCAAAGTATTCTTTCGCTAACTGCAAATATGTTTTACAAAGCTGAACTAAGAAGTCCTCAAACTTATCGGCGTACAACGAAAACTTTTTCTTTTCGCGCATCGACCGATATAGGTTCGCAAAAGCGTCGCCGCCTTCTTTTTCCTCAGAATCTTCCGCCACGTTGGCGACTTGATACATTTCAGAAATTTGTGAATTAACATAGTCAAGAAACTGCGCACCTGCGCGGCCTTCCAAAATTGTTGGCGCTTGTCCGCTAACAAATAGCGAACGTATGCCGGGAAGGTTCGGTCCTGACGTAATTTTCGCACCATTTTGCAAAATCACTTTGTCGTCGCCCAAGGTAACTTGGTGTTCGGCAATTTTAGACCCCGCTCTATTGATTTCGTATTGGTACGGGCGCAATTGCTTAATAATTGAACGATGCCTTGGTGTCGTTTGTATCTCGTCAAATCCTTCATAAACTATAGGGAACACTCCAAACGGCAAAGGCCCGCTTGCAAGTTCCACGTCGCCTGTTTGAATTACAAACCAACCTTCGGGATAGTCATAGCACGGGCGGAAGTACCATTCCTTAACGAGCGCCTGTTTATCAGATTTTGTGTAGTTTGACTTAGCCCCGTCGAACACAAAAAACGTGTCGTCTTGCGTGGCTTGGATTTTTTTCTTCTTTTCCTCGTCGTCGCCAATCAAGGCTTTCAAATCACCAATGTTGACCATTTTTCTTGAGCATAACCACTTCGCCTCGGACATTGTTTTAGCTTCGGCGGGACGCACAAGATTGAATCCATGAATTCGTTCAAAAACTAAGTCGCCAGTAAATACAGCTTTACCGCTTGATACAAGCTGCCCGTTTTCATCGACTTGAGGCTGCCCATCGTCACCAACGGCTTGTTCAAAACCGCGAAAGCGGCCCGCCATTGGGTCCCAATAAACCTTGGCTATGCATTCGCCAATTTCAATAAAGTCCTTGCACCATGAATGCGTTTTCATGCGCAAGCCCTGGGAAGCTTTCGCGTACTCCCAAACGGCTTTATTCAACTCGGCGGATTTTTGATCTTGAAGTTCTTTGGGGTTGTTCGGAATAGGTGTCACGCCGGGCGCTTGAGACAAAATGTTGTTCTCATACGTGCGCGTGATCTTATGTATATGGTTCTTAGTTAAGCGAAGTTTTTGGTCGTTGTAAAGTTCTTTCGACTCGCGAATCCGATTCCACCACTTCGAATTTTTCTTCGAATAGTGATCACCACTCGCAAGCAACACGTTACTTCTTTGTTCACTATACAGGTCAGAATCAGCCGATTCGCCCTCAGAGAACATCCTATTTAATTCATCAATGCTCGGCGACTTCGGTTGGTTTTCCACGATCTTCTAACTCCCTTTCGAGTACGAGCCGTTCGTACAAACTGGGGTCCTCAATCTGCAATAGATCAAGACGGTCCTCGGCTTCAACAAGGTTTTCGGCCTCGTTCACTTCAATTTGGGCGTTTTCTAGCTCGTGTTCTGTCACGACGGGGGTTTCACTTCCCTTCGCTTTACGTTTGGTCGTATCACCGTCTCCAAACTTCACTTCCATATCACCGATCTTCAACTCGGTAACATGAGCCGCTTTACAAGCCTTTATCACGCGAATAAATTCGTCCGCGCTAAAACTCACTATTTGATGCTCCACTCAATTCGTTCCAAAAGTCAAATTCTTCCGCTATCTCGTCGGCAGGTTTCTTCCCGCCCATAAACCAATCGCGCCTTTTCTGGGCCTCGGTCAATTCAACCTTGGGCTTTCTTTCGGTTGCAAGCTCTCCCTCGACGTTTGTCTCAAATTCTTCGGGGAATCGCCAACTGACCGCCATTACTGCGTACCTTAAAGCATCCACCAAGTCATCTTGTGTTGACAATGATTTCTTGTCAGCATCAATGCCCAAGGTCGAGATTTCGTAAACAAGTTTATCAAGCTCCGGGTCCCCGCGCTGAACTTTAAGCATTCCACGTTTGAACAAAGTGTTTAGAAGTACGAACCCAGCGTCGCGACCCTTTTCAGCCGGGATAAAACTTTCCCCCTGCCTAGACGCAATCGTGAAAAAATCTTTCGATGCCCAATCATATACTTGTTGAGTCATGTTCAATCCGGACTTTAATTTTCGGTATTCATCTAAAATGTCCGACGCCGCAGTCGGTACACCGTCCATTCTTCGCGCCCGAACAACCCGCCCTTGCGAATACTCAGAATCCACGGCCAAAATAACCATTGCCGCCGGATGCCCTGACTGCCCACCACTTCCGGGGTCCACGGCCCCATAGTAGGCCCATGACTTCGGTATTGGATGCGATTCACTTCGGTTTCTGTCGTGATCAAAGCTTTCAAGCCGCAACCCGCTTGACCGAACAAACCTGCCCATAACACGACGCTGAACTTCCGCCTCAGTCGGGCAATTATCAATCGCCGCTTTGATTTTTGCTTTGGACCAACCGCTCGGCGTACCGTCCTCGTAAAACTGCGAATCGTAAAGCGACGCCTGAATCTTCAAAGCATCCCTGTGGCGTTCATCTTCCTTGGTTGGCGGTTCCATTGTCATGAGCCAATGGTGTTGGCCTAACGTACTGGTAAAAACCATTAACAGGTGTCCCTCAGTCGCATTTCTTCGCGCAGATAATTCGGGAAGTAAATCCGACGGCATTTCCTCGTCGGCTGTAATATGATACAAGCTTGACGCCTGTAAATCGCGGGCTTTCATCGAGTACGACTTAAACTCAAGCTTCACGCCAGTATTAAACCGGATACATTTAATGTAGCCCTTGTCGTATTCCTCGTCCCACCCAAACTGTGGATGCTTCTTAAATTCACCTTGCGGCAAAAGCGGAAGCCATTGAGCTTCAAACTGCGTTTGAGCCAAAGGCATCGTCGGATAAAAATACCAAAATAAATTCGGCGCCGCACCCTTTCGAAGATTCGGCCAATACTTCGGCCATAGCGTCGGGTCAGTACAAAGTCTTATGTTTTTGCGTATGGCGACTGTCGATTTCCCAACTTGGTTCGCTGAACACACAAATATCTCACGGTTGTTGGAATCCCAAACTTTTTTTTGCCACGGATAAAACTTAAACGCGAACAAATGGGGAAGCCCGTCGTGATACTTTTGCAGTTCCTCAAGTTCCTTGAGTTCCAAAATCTTCTTTTGAAGATCGGCCTGCGACAAATTACTCATCTTTAGGTGTTACATCCTTGGAAGGTAGTAGTTTAGCCCTTATTTCGCGCAGTTTTTCTTCGATTTCATAGGGGTCAACGGAACCTTGATTCATCTTGCCCCCGTCCACTTCTATGTTCATATTCTTCGTTTCAAGTCGCTGAACCATAGGACCTAAGTGCCTATCTGCGAAGTATTGAAACGCTTTCAGGATAATTGGGGCCGATTTTTCCGTGATCGGCATATTTAAGATACCGTCCCTGACCTTTTCGAACGAAAACCTAAAGGCTTCCTCAATAAGTGAATCGGTATCAATGGGCGGAACAATAAGCCACGCAACCCGAGCCGGATTCTTGGTCAACTCATTATAGAAATACTGATTCGAGCAAATACCGCCGTAAATATCTACCATTTTGAGACGCATGGTCCCCAGTTTTTCAACTTCGTAGAACTTATTCCACAATTGTTTCTTTAGGGCGTAGTCCATTGGTGTCACACGGAATATCTTCCCCAGTTCCGCCTCAGACATAAGCTGCAATTCCGGCGGTATAGTGGAAATGGACTGCATAAGGCTCGAATCTTCCTTAAAACAACTTAATAGTTGATCACGACGGCTTGTGTTTTCCTCGTCTAGGACTAGTTCACCCACAATATATGTACCCCTAAATTAAATTTATACATTTTACTTGGCATATTGCAATCCGACTGGACTTTAGATAAGAAGTCAATGACTAAAGGTAAACAATTAAACAAAGGACATAATATGAACGACAAAGTTCAACACGTCATATCTGACTATAAACAAAAGCTCGGCTCAATTCGAGACCTCTGTGAAAAACACGGAATCTCTCAAGCCAACTTCTACCGACTTCGCCCAAGAAATGCAAAGTTTAGAAAGCCCGCCACAAAGCGTAAATATAAAAAAACTCCAACTGTCTTAGACATTCCACTTCAAGCAAAAACGGAATTCGTAATTATCTGCCGCGCTGAAGATGCCGCCAAAGTCATGGGGTCTTTATGAAGATCGCCCGCGTATTTCAAGAATCAGATATGCGACAAGGTTTTCAAGGACTACACCGACAACTTCGCAAAGTTTCCGTGGACCCGAGTAACCTTGACCCAGACCACTATTATATTTTTATGAACCGAGCTTGCACAAAATTCAAACTGATTTCTGGCCCGTACCTAGTTTACTTTAACAATGGAAGCCGACGCATCCCGCTTGATGCGATTCAATACTTGCCAAAGAACTTCGGCGGAACTGAAACTCAAATGAATGAAGCAATCAGAAAATCCCTCATTAAAAGACTTAAATAGTGACGTTTGGATATGCGCCGACTGTAGCCTTGAGCGGGGCTATAGGTGGCCTGACAATGGTGGGGTTATTGAAAAGATTGCTTGTTGCGACTTATGCTCAAAGCGCGGGGTCGTATTCAAGCGCGACGACTTAGTTCCAGCATGGAAGAACTTAGGGGAAAATAAATGATGACTTTAATTGTTTGGCTTTGTTCCCTCGCCATATGCGTGGGGTTCTGGGTACTTGTTATTGGGTGGGTTTGGTGAAGGACGGTGAGTGATGAGTGAACGAGACACATGTGGGAAATGTAAAAAACCTGTAGGTCCATACGAGGCAAGGCCTTTAGATGTTGAGGGCTTTGCAAACCACAAGCAGGTTACCTGTGACCACTGCGGAAATACAATGTCAACGACTGAAATTTTAGACGAAAACTTGATTGAGTCCATAGACAATCTTGCTAAAAAATTAGAGGCCAGTGAGTGATGAGTGAATCAAAATTACAACTAACAGTAGTTACAATTCTAACCCTTGCAACATTATATTGGGTAACGATTTGGTCGGGGCCGAACACACTACTCTATGACTTGGTGATGAAGCCATGACCAACGAAAATGAAAGTAAGGCGAGGGAGTTTACTCTGAAAAGATGGCACGTTTTAATTAAAGACCTTAGATATAGCGCATCGAACGATGTGCATTGCCCATCTCGTGAAATTGTTTTTGCGGATGTCTACGACGCGCTTCAGAAAGAGAACGAGGAGTTGAAGGCTAATTGTGACGCGCTGTTTGATAAAATTAAAAAACACTACTACTGCTACGGTTACGAGAAACAAAACTATCTAAAGGAAATGCTGGAAGAGCATTTTAAGTGCAAGTTTCCTGTTGGGGGAATAGACAATGAGTGAACAAAAACCCATAGACATAGAAGAGCAATATGAGCGCGGATATTTTTACGACGTTTACACTGAGGCGTTGAGGCTCAAGAAAGAGCGCGACATGATGTACGACTTGCTAACTGGCGATAACCAAAAGCTGGCAAAAGAAAACGCCGCACTCCGTGAGTCATTGAAAGAGTCAATTGAGGCTTTAAGTCATATCAGATCTATCTTTAACAACGACGAGGATGATTATGCTACGAGAATGGACGACCACGCAGAGCAATCCCTCGCCAAAATTACCGCCAATCATGGGGAGTTGAAATGAAATCCTACGAGCGCGACGCCCAAAGAGCCGCTTATAAATTATATGACTACGGTAGACCGCACGAAAGGGCTGCATTTTTTGGCGGCGCAGACTGGTGTCGGGCTTACATGGAAGATGAAATCAAAGACCGAGACAAAACCATTGCGGAGTTGGCTGGGGCGCTGGAGTTCCTTCATAAGAATGTCGGCTCAAAGGCTTACAGTGATACAGACTTATGGGGTGACGTAATGGAGCGAGTTTACAGAACTACAAGAGACGCCCTCACCACTCACGCCGAGGCTATAAAACGGGCGAGGGGAATATGAAAATTCTTGTCGCCTGTGAGTTTTCCGGAACCGTGCGGGATGCGTTTAAGGCCAAGGGCCACGACGCTTGGTCTTGTGACTTGCTACCCACGGAAAAGAAGGGCCAACATATCCAAGGCGACGTTCTGAGCATAATAAATGAAGGGTGGGATATGATGATCGCGCACCCACCATGCACTTATTTAACAAACGCCGGAGTCACTTGGCTATACAACAAAGATAAAACAAAAAACCTACCGCGCTGGGATTCCATGCGCGAAGGTGCTGAGTTTTTTAAGAAACTGTTAAACGCCCCAATTGCAAAAATAGCGGTAGAAAATCCAATCATGCACAAATACGCAAAAGAAATTATCGGGGTTAATCAAAATCAAGTCGTACAGCCATATATGTTCGGACACCAAGAACGAAAAGCAACCTGCCTGTGGCTTAAAAATCTGCCGGAGCTAAAAGAAACAAATAACGTAAAAGAAAAAATGAAATCGCTTCCAAAGAACCAACAACAACGACTGCATTATCTACCGCCGTCCGAGGACCGTTGGAAGCTCAGATCATTAACTTATCAGGGCATTGCTAACGCAATGGCCGCACAGTGGGGTTAACATGACAGACGACGAAATGTACGACAAACTAAGCGAAAAGCTTCAAAAAGTTCCACTCGAACACGCACTCGCCTGCGAAATAATGGAACGAATACAAGACACGGGGAAACTTCACGGCGAAATAAAAAAACTTTGGGGCGCACTCATGGTCTTGGGGATTTTAATTGCCCTGCTAGCTGCCATCGGTTGCGCTAGCCCAGAAGTCAACAAATGCACCTACATTTGTCCCAAGGGAAATCCGCCAAACGATTGCTACTGCCTTGAAGATGAAATAAAGCGGGAAGCAAGTTCTATACACCACTAGCGGCGAAGCTTCTTGCGAAGCTCGTCTTGTGAATAAACAAAATCCACGTAGATCATCGTGTTCCTAAGATCACGGTGTCCAAGAATCGTTTGAACAAGCTTAACGTCTTTTGTCTCGCGATAAAGTTTCACGGCGCACGTGTGGCGCAGACAGTGAAACGTCTTGACCTTCTTGCCGCCCGCTTTTCTGGGCGCAAAATCTTCCCATATTTGGTGAAGTCGGTGATATGAAATATCAAACATCGACTCCCCAGGTAACTCTTTAAGCGCCTTAAATAACTTCGGCGTGAGCGGAATCTCCCGGTCACTCGAACCTTTCAGCCCATGCACTTTCACCGAACCCTTGCCCTTCCTAACAACTAAATCTTTTTTCTTGATGTTAAGAAGCTCTGAAGCTCGGGCCCCAGTTTCAAGGGCTAATTGAATCAGGATTTTATTTCTACTTATTGGTTCCGAGCGCACTTCTTTTTCAAGCGCATCAAACTCGTCCTCATCTAAAAATTTATCAAAACTTAATGGATTCATTGTGTCCAGTCCTCATCTATATAAGTCGGAAATTCATACCCCAGCGGGATTTTTTTACTTTTACTATCACCTACCACACGTCTTATCACGGTTTCAACCTCTGGGTTTATCATTATCGCAATGTCCACCCGAATCTTCTGAAATAAATCCCGTATCGTTTCACGCTGCCGAACATAATGCTTATGCGCCCCACTCGGCGGATAAAACACTTCAATGAAATCACACTCCCAAGACGTATGCCAACTAATCTCGACAATAATTTCGTTCTGGAACTTATACCGCTTCCTTAAATCAGTAAACTGACGCGGGTGCCTAGTGGGATACAGCTTGCTCATGCAATTCCTCAACCGTTAAACCCTCTCGGCGGGCTTCCATAATTATCGTGTCCACGTGTTTCCTTTTAATCATAGTGAAATCCCTAAATGTCCAATCGGTGTTGTAAAATTCAAAATACACCCAGTCCTCAATCGAATCCGTTATTGTCCAGTAACCAACCGAATTATCTTTCGGGTGCGTAACTTTATATTTTGTTTTGTATTTTGTTTTCATTTTTCCCCCTTTAGTATTTGTTCAACTTCCGCGATACACGCATTCAACGTGTCCGCCTTCGCTTGGTCCTCGTAAACTGAATATATTGTCGCATCTTCCTGACGTAGTTCCCCAGACTTCAACTTGTTCCATGTTGTAGTCGACCGCTTTTCGAGGAACTTGGCGGTTTTCTTCCAAAGCTCTAATGTTTCTGTGAATCCGTGCATCCGGGGCTCCCTTAAGGTTACAACTAAAGAGTACCTTAAGTTTACACCAAACACAATACTGTGCGTCATTTTGGTACTTTATTCAAAAGTCGCAAGCGGGCGGGTAGACAGTAAAATATAAAGTCCCGTTGGCCCCCTACCCCCCATCAAATAAAAAGTGAATTTTTAGGAAAACTTTTCAGGAATTCGCAGGAATTTAAGCCCTGAATTCGCAATGCTTCGCCATTCCCTTGACCAAGGCCTTGAATTGTCTAATGAATGGCCTTAAGGATTCACGCGAAAACTTAAGCCCGCCAAGGTGGGCAGGGCGCGGGCGCGTGGGTGGGCGCGGGCGCGTGGGGCCCCACGCCTGCGCGTCGACGCTCGGGGCGCCAAGGAAAATAAATGCTTAAGTTTTCACCCAAGGCTTAAGTTTTCCAGTGATTCCACCGAATAGATAAATGGCTAGGGAATTCACCCAAGCCAAGCGCCAAGTCAAGGCCTGGTATTGACGGGGGAATTATGAGACCAAGCGAATTAAAGGCAGTGATCACAGCACGATTCAAGGCGGGAATTAAGCGCCCACTCCACGTAGAGTCAAGTCCGGGCGTGGGGAAAACCCAAATTGCCGCCCAAGTTGCCAAGGAATTGGGCGTGGAATTCTTGGCTATTCACGCGCCGCTTTTACAGCCCGAGGATTATGGGTTCCCAGTGATCACTAGCGACCGGGCGTCGGTCGATTTTGTGGTATCAAAATCAAAATTTCCAATTGAATCAGCGTCATGCGGGGAATTCGGGATTTTCTTAATCGACGAATTGTCCCAAGCTGATAATTCAGCACAAAAGATTCTAGCGAATCTGATTCAAGAAAGGGAAATCCATGGGCAGAAATTAAAACCAGGGTGGCTTGTGATCACCACGGGGAATAGACTAACCGACCGAGCGGGGGCCAATAGGCTTTTGAGTCATCTTAAGGATAGACTAACCACGGTAGAGCTTGACGCATCTATAGATGATTGGTCGACGTGGGCGCTCGGAAATGGCGTCAAGTCTGAAGTCATTGCATTCCTGCGTTTCCGCCCCGATCTATTGAATGCTTTTGACGCCCAAAATGACGTGAATGCTACGCCCCGCTCGTGGGTTGAGGGCGTTTCCGCGTCGCTTGGCGCAGTCGATTCCCACCTTGAATCAGAAATTTTCAAGGGTGACGTGGGGGAGGGGGCAGCAGCAGAATTCAATGGATTTCTGAAAATCTATAGAAAACTCCCTAACCCGGACGCCATTCTATTGAATCCAAGCGGCGCCGAAATTCCAAGTGACCCTGCAACACTATATGCATTATGCGGGGCCCTAGCCCACAAAACGACCGGGCAGAATTTCGGTCGAGTCATGACCTACGTGGGCAGAATGGCGCCGGAATTTTGTGTTTTATATGTCCGGGACGCAATAAAAAGAAAACCAGAAATTCAGTCGACCAAGGAGTTTATTGAGTGGGCGTCGGGTCCAGGCGCTAAATTGTTGTCTTAATTTGAAACATTAACTTTAGGGGGAATTATGAGTTTAAAAGAAAATTCGCTATTGATCACATTAAATATCAGTCAATGGGTGGGCAGAAAACTTGACCGACGTGCGACTGCAACCGTGGAAAACGCCCACCGGACCGATGCCAAGGTGGGGAATTACAATAAGCGCCTATTGCCGGGCGCTCATGAGCTAGAGGAAATTCAAGCCCACGCGTCAAGCTTAAGGAAGTTTTATTATGAAAATACGCTGCCTTGGGCCCACGACGGGGCGCGTATCATTTCGAGTCAAAATTATGTGAATTTCACGTCTGAATTCAGGGCTAGAAAACAGGCTTTTGATTCAAGCGTCGGGAAATTCTTGGCAGAATACCCACGCCTGCGCGACCAAGCTAAAATCAAGCTAGGGGACCTGTTTTCCGATTCGGAATACCCAAATGACGATAGACTTCTAAGAAAATTTTCCTGTGAAATTTCGGTTTTCCCGATTCCGGACGTGAATGATTTTCGGGTTGAATTGGGTGACGCTGAAAAAAAGCTATTCCTTGAATCAATGGCGCGGGTGGAATCCGACGCCCTTAAGGAATGCTATTCCCGCTTGTTTGAAGTGGTGAAAACCGCGTCCGATAGACTTCAAAAGCCTGACGCCATTTTTCGGGATTCCCTAATCGGAAACATCACTGAATTGGTCGACCTATTGCCGCGCCTGAATCCAATTCACGACCCTAAACTTGAGGCACTGCGCCTGGAAGTGAATTCAATTGTTGGGAGGGTTTCCGCCGAATCTATTCGGGGAAATGAGGCAACCCGGGAAATGACTGCCCGACAACTTGGGGAAATTGCGGACCGAATGGGCGCATTTATGGGGGTGGAAAATGAAAACGCTTAAGCCAACCAAAATGGCCAAGGCCAAGGCAACGCTCGTTTTAGATCATCCATTTTTTGCGTCGCTATTGTTAGGGATGCCAATGACTGAGGATTCTAGTATCCCAACTTTTGCGACCGACGGGAATTCAATTCGATTCAACCCAGACTGCGCCGATAAATTGGAATTGAATGAGTTGGTCTTTGTCTTGGCCCATGAGGTCATGCATTGCGTTTTCCAACACATGACCCGACGGGGCGCCCGGAATCCGAATAAATGGAATATCGCAGGCGATTATGTAATCAATGACGTTTTAATTAAAGAGCGCGTGGGCAGAATGCCATCGGGCGAATTGCAGGGCTTGAATGATCCCAAGTTAGTCGCGCAGGGGAATGGCACGACGGAGGGTGTTTACAATTTACTTCCACCCGATTCCGAAAATAAGGGCGCAGGCCAAGCGGGTGGGGCGCTTGACTCGGTTTCCGACGCTGCCCCAGACCAAGCGGGTCAAGCTGCCAAGGAATCCGAAATGAGGGTGAAAATAGTCCAGGCCCGGAATGCTGCGAAAATGGCGGGGAAATTGAGTCAAGGCATGGCCCGACTCGTTTCCGACTTGGTCAAGCCACGCGTCGACTGGAAGTCGGTCCTGCGCCGATTTCTCACGACACGAGCGAAAACAGACTTAAGCTATTCGCGACCCAAGCGCCGATTCTTGGCCGATGATCTATTCCTGCCAAGCTTGACGGGTGAAAAAATGGGAAAAATAGCCATTGGGGTCGATTGCTCGGGGTCAATCAATGACCAAGCCTTGGCGCTATTCAGCGCCGAAATTCAAGCCATTTCCGAAGATATTCGCCCGGAATCAATTGAGGTCATTTATTTTGATTCGGAAGTCATTTCCAAGGAAGTTTTCACGTCGGAAGATTCAATTGTGCTTAAGCCCTTGGGTGGTGGTGGGACTGCATTCAGTCCGGTTTTCGAGTGTCTTAAGGATTCGGAAATTGTGGCTTGTGTGATTCTAACCGACCTGGAATGTCATGATTTCGGGCCTGCGCCAAGTTTTCCGGTTTTGTGGGCGTCGACCAATTCAGACCAAGCGCCATTCGGGGAAGTCACTCTAATCAAGGGGGAATTATGAGCTATTTCTATGCATTCAATTCGGTGGGCAACAATTTGAAATGGCGCCCACGCTTGAAAATTTTCAAAAGTGGGGCCCTAACATACGACCCGAAAACGGGGGAAGCCTATTCTTATGACTGGTGTTTTCTTAAGCGAATCAATGGGAAGTTGGTTTTCAATGCCTATTGCTATTCAAACACCACGACCCGCCATCAATGGGAAGTCCGGGCATTCCTTAAACAAAAGCGAATCAAGATAGACGTGGAAGTGAAAATCATTAAATCATTGAATTCTGATGACGCGGGGCCAATGGCCTTGGCGCAGGAAATTGAAACGGCCCTAGCCGATGACCAAGGCAGGGCGCCCGACCTAGACTGCGCCCGGAAAATAGCCAAGGCATTCAAGCTGAAAATCAATTCTGCCATGGTTTCCGAAATCGCGACCAAAATGGAAATCAAGGCCTGCGAAGTATTCCTGCGCCGCTCGGTTTTGAGACAAGAAGAAAAAATGAGGGAATTCCTCGAGCGCCTTGGCGCCCCAGTCTATTCCGGTCCTGCCATTGAATCCGAATCGACCGATTCCACTCAACCCGATGACTCGAATCCTTTTGCGGGGGTGTTCCCATGCGCCGCTTAAGAATCATAATTCTAGCCGTTTTCGGGGCCCTAGCCTTGGGGTCCTGCGTAACACCACCCGACCCGATTCCAGTCATTGACGCTATTCGCCCGACCAAATATCGGGAATCCGATGGGACTGAATGGCACTGCTATTCCTACCCGATTCGGGCCCTTGACGGGTCGGTGGTTAGGGTTGAGGAATTCTGCCAATGAATCACAAGCCCCCCAATTTTCAGCGCGGGGCCCTTGACCGGGGCCCTGCATTTCCCGCTTTACTGCCCACGAGCGGCGCGTCAAGCCCTGCGGGGGCGCCTTGGGTGGGGGTCGGGGGTCGGGATTCAATGGCGGGGCGCCTAGCGCGTTTTAAGGGGTCGACGGGTCCAGGGTCGATTTTATACGTTTTAAGGGTCCAGACAGGTCTAGGTGGGGTGGACGGTGGACGGGTATTTGTAGGCCCGAGCGTTTCCATGCGAATCCCACGCGTAGATTCCCTTTCCTTTTCTTTAGCCAGCTTTTTTCAACTTTCAATCCTTGGGGGAATTTTATGAGAACTTTCAAACTAACAGACCTTTGGTTCAAAACGGTTCAAGGTACTGAATTAGAAACATACAACTGGGATGAGATAGCGCAAGTCTTGTTAGAGCAAGGCATGATCACGCTCGTTGCGCCTGCGGGGTCGGATTCATTCACACGTTACAAGTTGAAACACGATAACCCGAGTTATTTTGAATACGAAACAAGAGATGCTATACTTAAGGTATTGGCGAAACATTTACCCGCTAAGTATGGAGTACGCGCATAAGCATCCCATACGCATTAACCCCTTCCCTTTTTTTAGGGAAGATTTAGAAAGGATTTTTTATGAGAAAACTTATTTACCAACGGGGCGGTTTTGCCAGGATAGAAGAAAGCTCGACTCATCAGCAGTCAACGGTCTCGAAGGGTCAGGGTTATACTTCCGGTGTAAAATGTCCGCCGCCTTCTGGGCAGCATTCTGATAGGCAGACCCAGAAACCATGTTCCCCGTTAAAGTCATATCAGGAAGCGGTTCCTCAATCGGGCGATAAACGGCTTGATTCCGGTCGGCACGGTCAGACCACCCTTCGAACGGTTCCTTCACGGCACGAGACGCCCGTTGCCCAGGGGTCATCGCGACCCAAGCGTTATACGGTATCGAAGCATTCGGATTCTTTTTCTTCCCAGACATGGAAGTATCTTCGGAACTTTGCTTTGGGTTGTCTAGCTTTTTTCTTGGCCATTAACATCCTGTACGTTGGTGCGGTACTTGTTGCGGGCAATCCCGCTAAACTCGGATTCGCCTATTCCGAACTCTTTGGGTCGGTCTACCAAGGCTTTGTCCATGGGTGGGATTCAAAGTGCTATGACTGGTACACTTGCGAAAAGTGACAATTTACGCGCGGGGGGAACAAAAGGGGGAATTCCCCCCAAAACTCTATTACATATAAATACACGTAGACGTACACGTATGATTTTCTATTTTCCGTATATGCGTATAATATATATATATTATTCCCCTATTCCCCCTATAGTTCCCCCTTAATAAGAAGAACTAGAATTATCAAGTAGTTGCCGCCCAGCATCAACGGGGGGATTTTCCCGAACCTCGGCTTCTAAGGGGGATTTCATTTCGCCCCCTTTTTCGACGCGCGTCAGCACAGGTGTAGATTTTGACGCAACACCTTTGAAAATCCAGTGACCTTGGTACTTTGCTTTGCCCCCCAAATTCCCCTCGACCTTTTCGTAAAAAGCCATTTTTGGTATACGCGGCTTCGCGTTATAGGCATCTTGATACCATGCAACAAAGCATTCCCAGAAAACATTTGTGTAACATTTTCCTGCTGGGTCCATGGTTAGATCGGTGAATTCTTCCGTTTTAATAGCCTCAAAAAAGCTTTGAATTGGGTCATTTTTGACCTGCCATTTGCGCATTTTTTCGACCCCAGATTCTGGTACAAAGAAGTGTCCTTGGGTTGAAAGTAGGTCCTTAAGTCCACCGATTGCGAAGTTAATTATGCCCTGCATCCCGGCTTCTAGGATTTTGTCGATGCGGTGTTTGTCGTATTCGGCTTGGTCTTTGTGAAAATAATTGCACGTGATAAAGGTCCAACGTCTTGTGTGGGCCATGGAACCGCGCTCTAAAGTGGGCGGTAGATCATTGGCACCGAACACGTGGACGGCGGGGAACGGGGCGCGTATGGCTAGCTTATTTTTGCGGTTGATCATAATGGGAACGCGGTCCTCTATTTGTTTGATCACGGCGTCGGAGATGGGCTTCACGAAATCAATATCAGTGACCAAGTTCACGAGTTTTCCGACCATAGTTTCCATGAGAAAGCCTTGGAAGTCGGCGGGCTGAACGCCTGCTAGGTTATTTTCAGACACGAGCTTAGACGCCAACAATATAAGAGTAGATTTTCCTGAGCCCGTTTTGCCTACCAAAAGAAATAACCTCGGGTACACGGGTGCAAGGCAGCTTGCGAACAACTGCGCAACGGCTCTACGTTTGGCCGGATACTCGGCATCGCCTAGGATATTCAATAAAGTTTCTTCGAACATCGGGTTCAAGGCTTCATTGGTGGGGTCGTATTCGTGGGGAATTATATTTATACAATAGTCTGTTTTAGAGTGATCGCGGAAATTGAGTTCCCATTTGCCCGCAATAAAATCAACACACAACGTCCCATTATTAAACGTGATTCGGTACGGGTTTGGTGCGTACATATTTCTGTGGGTGAATGGAATCATTGTTAAGAAATTCTTGTAGATAGATTGAAAGCGTGGGTACGTGCCGTAGCCCGCGTGAAGGACCATAATTTGTTGCAAGAAAGTTTGTTCCTCGGGCTTATTGCAGGCGACCCAGACTTTACCACTCCAATAAAAAAGATCACCCTCATTTGATTTAACGAGTTTACCTTCCCAGTAGTCATATAATTTTCTAGCAACGTCGACTTCCTCTGGCAGAATTGGTTTTCCGTTCTTCCCTACTTTAATTTCCAAAGGCTCAAGGCCGTTTATCCATTTTGAAATAGACAAGCCCGCTGGGGTCTTTGATTGCTTCGAGGTGGTTTGGGTCGGTGGGGCGTCCTGCGCCTCGGCTTCTTTGGGAAATAAAATGTCCGACAAGACCGAGACATTGGCAGGTGTGTGAAAGAATGCGCGAACCGCATCGACGCCGCTCTCTAAATATATGTCGGCGAAGTCTCTGTTTTCCTGACAGTCATAATTCACAACTGGAAAATATAGTGCCAGCGTCAGTTCATTTGCGAGTCGCACGGCTTCTCTGGCGCCTGGGTTATGTGGGTCTTTGTTTCCTGATTCACGCATTTTACGTTCAGTGCCGCCGTCCCAGTCGCCTGCGATTTTTGCGTCGGGGAATTTTTCGATCACGCGCTTTAGGTTTGAGAGTGAGAACGCGACAATAACTTGCGCTCCGGTTGCGAGATGAATCGCGGCGCCAGTCGCAAAACCTTCGCATATATAAGTGTCACCATTAGCGCGGCCCTCGGAATCAGTGACTCGATCAAATGTGAAAAACAATCCCTCAGTGCGGCCATAATTGAAAAACTGTTTGTCGCCCGAATCGAATATGCTTTGGAAGTTCCAGATTTCGCCATGCTCGTCGCGGAGTGGGATGACCAACACGTGTCCCCCAACCTCAGTAGGTTTGACAATTGTGCCGGGCAGTCGTTCTGGTAGCCCTTTGGCAATAAGATATTTTGAAATTCCGGTTGAACCAACTCGGTCCCATCGGGCAAAAATATCTTGCGCGAGTTTTCTGGCTTGTTCTTGTCGTGTGTTTTTTTCTGACTTGAATTTTTCTTGAGTGGTTGCGTATTCATTTTGTTCCTCGGGCGTTAGTGTTTCACTTGATAAATAGGAATAAGTTTTACTTGGATTTCGCCAGTCGCCGAACGTCAGTGTGACTTTTCCAGTCGACAATTGGCTTCCGATATACCAACCCTTATTATTTTTTGAATCTAAGAATTCTTTGAACGTGCCGTCGAGTTCGTTGGCGGTGAAATCATACCCGTGTGATGAAATAAATTCCTGAAGCGTCAATTGGTCCCCCTTTAGTTCCATATAAATACGCGAACACCAAGGATACACCGAAAGGACTAGGGTCCGGTCAACACGAGAAAAAAGTTCTGCGGCGTGGCGACTGTGGAAAAGTATGTGGATAGTATGTTGAAAACTTGACCCTCGGATTCTTAATTTCATTTGTGAAATCATAGTCTGGGTGATAGTTTTCTAATTACCTTTAGTACACAAACAACGTCCTTTGTTGGGCCCCCGAAATTCGGGGGCTTTCTTTTTTGGTTGTCAAACACCTTGCTTCTTTTGTATGGCTGAAAGGGTACTAAGGGGAAAACAAAAAATGATAAGAGAAAAAAGCGACCCAGTGTGGTCGGCAACCGTGCGTTGGGTGTTTGGCTTCATAAAATTCCAATTAAGGTGTGGCCAAACTCTTGAGGAAATAGAAGTCGCCTTGACCCGCGCCGTAGATAGCGGTGAACTGTATTCATTTGTTAGAACCTTTGATGAATTGAAGGCAGCGCACCTTAGAAAATTAAATGAGGCGCAAAATGTTGCACGTCTATAAGGGGTTAAAAATGCTCGGTATACTTTTGGTTTTTGTGGGCATTATATTTATAGTCATTGGTGAAATTAGAAACACGAAGAAAACAAACGCTGAGATAAATGCGATACTTGAATCGCAGGGCGCGACGCTGGGCGCAGGGTTAAGAACACTTTCCACCGAGTTATCAACATTGAAGGAAGAATGTATTGTTAAGATTCAGGATTTATCTGACTTGCAGCTTGATCACGACAATATGATCAAGGCGCATGACGTAGAAATTATGCGCTTGAAGGAAAAGACCCGAGCCCCAAAGTGACTGTGGTTAATACGTTGGTATGGGGCTCGGGGAGTAGGAATGCTCAACTATAAACATATTCGGTATTTGTTTTGGGGGACTTGAGTGGAAACGGGTTTATGGGAACACCAAAAAGATGGGATTCAAAAGGCACTGGCCCACGGTTCCTACGGCTTCTTTTTTGAGGCGGGAACTGGGAAAACGCGTACTTGTATAGAGGTTCTTCGCCACGTTTACACCAACCACGGACAGGTTATTAAGACTTTGATCTTGGCCCCGCAGGTCGTGTGTCCCAATTGGAAAGCGGAGTTCGCGAAGTTTTCGAAAATTCCAGAAAGTACAATTGAGATATTGGACGGCACTGGGGCCGAGCGGCTTGATACTGTGAAAACGTCGACGGCCAAGATTTTTATTACGAACTACCAGACACTTCTTATGGAACCTGTTTTCATGGCGCTGAAAGCTTGGGGTCCCGAAGTTTTAATTGCCGATGAATCGCATCGAATTAAGAACTACCGAGCCATGACTACGAAACGCGCAGTCGCCTTGGCCGACCAAGCAACGTATAAATATATTTTGTCTGGTACGCCGATACTGCAAAACGCCAAGGACGTGTTTCCGCAGTTTTTGTTTTTGGACGGCGGTCAAACTTTTGGTCGGAACTTTTTCACATTTCAGAAAAGATATTTCGTAGACAAGAACGCCACACTTCGGCGCATAAATGCAAAAGTAAAATGGCCCGACTGGGTGCCCATAAAAACGCGTGAGCCGGAGCTTTTGACCAAGATTTCCAGTCGGTCGTTGAGCGTGAAAAAATCTGAATGCCTTGATTTACCGCCATATGTTCGAACAAAGATCGCGGCCCCATTGTCAAAAGAACAATTGAAAGCCTACGAGGAAATGCGTAAATACATGATCACATTTATCAAGAGTGAAGCGTGTACGGCGCAAATGGCCTTGCACAAGGCCCTTCGCTTGCAACAAATTGTGAGCGGATTTTTAGGGAGTGATGATGGACAAGAACATACATTCAAAAACGTACCGCGCCTTGATTCCCTCAGAGAACTTGTCGAGGACTTATCGCCTTCGAACAAGCTTATCATATGGGCTTGTTGGCGAAACAATCAAAAGGCCATCCGGGGAATTCTCGATGACATTGGAGTCGGATACAGGGAAATTATTGGTGATACAGGGGCAGACGCTAGACAATCAGCCATGGACGATTTCCGCACGCGGGATGATGTTCGGGTCATCGTGGGTTCACAGGGAGCGGGCGGAATCGGAATCAATCTTGTTGAAGCTAGTCACGCAATATATTACTCGCGAAGCTTTTCCCTTGAACACGATGTTCAAAGTGAAGCCCGAAACTATAGAGGGGGCTCGGGAATTCACGATAAAATCACTAGAATTGATCTTGTCACCCCAGGAAGTATCGACGACGATGTTCTTGAAGCTTTGCAAAACAAACAAGAAATAAGTGAGCGGGTGATATTCAAATGTCTGAACCAACCGTAGACGATACGACGCATTTAACAATCAACGACCACGTGATCGAGGTTAAAACTATAGTCGCGGCAGGTATGAAACACGTCTCATATTCGCTTAAGTGCGACAAGGAAATGGACCCGCCAACGGTTGCGGTCGCCTTGTATTTAATGTGTCATGATATTTGTGGGAAAATGCAAATGCAAGTTGACGAGTTGGTGGAAGGTTTAGTTGAATCAGACGATTCATGGCACTAAGGGGAAAATATGAGTGAACAAGTAGACGACATAACTGTCGGCGCATTCCAAGACGTGATTGACGAGTGGATTAAAACCCGCGACGAGATTGATCGCATCGAGGATACTGTAAAACCTTTATCAGACAAACGCCGCCAATTAGAATCTCAGATTGCAAAATACTTTGAAGCAACGGGTCTTGAAAAATTTGAGGGTCGTTTAGGTGGAGTAGAAAAAAGAACGGTACAATACGTTAATCAACCGAGCGAGGAAGGACGCCAACAATTTATTGATCATTTAATTGCAACAAACGAACTCGCGGACGTGATAACTTTTCATCAACAAAAGCTAACGTCATGGTTCAAACACAAAAAAGAAGAATTAGGTTTTGAATTTAAGCCACCAGGCTTGGAAGAAATGAAAGAACGAATCGAACTAAGAAGAAAAAAATAACAAAAGGAAAATATATGTCTAAGCAAATACAAAAAAAAGAAACTACTGCGCTCGTAACAAACGAAGAATACGCTGGGATGTTAGCGGACCTACCAAGCGCGGACGCATCGGACTATCGAATCCCGAATCTAGTTGTCGTACAACCAACGAGCAAATTAGCTGCGAACCCTGGCGAGGTTGTGGACTTAAACACAAAACAAGTTGTTGGTACGGCGGGCAAGCCTCTGAATTTCGTACCCCTTTGGTTTTGGAAGTCTTGGGAAATTTTCAGTGAAGATAAACAGAACAACCGCGAATACATGGGTAAAGAAATTTTCTCGCCCAAGAATGCAATGTGGAAGTGGGAAGAACTTCACGCCGACGGCAGTCGCACACGTCGATACTTAAATACGAACGTGTTTATGATTTTAGAAAAAGATTTAGATTCACCTATGCCACAACTTTATATGTTCCGTTTCCGTGGCAAGTCGACTAACGAGGGAAAAAAGCTTTTGACGTTCTGGACAAACGCCAAGAACTACAAGCAAATTCCATTCAGTTATTTATTTTCTATTACACCCACCATGGTCACAGACCAAAAGGGTAAATACTTTGTTTCTACTTTGGCCAACGTCATGGAAGGCGACAAGTATAAAACCATTTCTGGGGAAGCCTTGAAGATTGCGGCAGGTTGGGTCGATATGATTGCGAAGAACTTGGCGCAAATGACTTCCGCACAATTGACGGTTGACGACCCAGAAATTGAGGATGTTTCTTCGGTGCCAATGGCAGCGGCGCCGTCGTCCGAAAACACGTTGGCGTTTTAGTAGGCGCCCTCATGGAAAAAATTAACGAGGCCGTTAAGCGGGCCGATATGGGTAGGTGTATAGGCCTACTCTTGGACGAGCCAATACTTGCGGTCGATACTGAGACGACGGGACTAGAGCCATTCAAGGGTTGTAAATTATTTTCGATCATTGTGGCTTCACGGACGCACAGTTTCTATTTCAACTTTAATTGGTTAGGCGAGGCGGAACTAGAGGAATACATTCTAGGTGAGCCCGAAAAAGATATGCTTCGTACTTTGTTTAACAGGTCCCGCAAATGGGTCTTGCAGAACGCGAAGTTTGATCTTCATTTTTTAGCTAAGGAAGCTATGTTTCCCGTCGGCGAATACTACGACACTCAAGTCGCAGGTCGGGTTCTTTATAACATTCACGATGCGTACTCGCTTGATACACTTGCCGAAATTTATTTGAACGAGCGTAAAGACGATGCGGTCATGAAATGGCTAGAGGAAAACAAGTGTTATCAAATGGTGCCTCTCGAAGGTCGCAAGAAAATGCTGAAGAATTATTTTTTCGATCAAGTTCCCTTTAACATCATATCCACCTACGCCCTGAAAGATGCACGTCTCACGTATGATCTTTATTTGAAACAACAAGAATTACTTCCGCCCACTGACGCACCCGTGATCAAAAGTGAAATGCGGCTCATAGAAACTTTGTACGATATGGAAAACCTTGGCGTTAAGGCCGACCGCCCGTACACGCTCAATGCGGCGGCGGATAGCAAGATGAAACGTGACGTAGAAATATCTAAATGGTTTGAGCTTGTTGGCACTGAGCTTATAGATTCAGGCGAATACTTAAAGCCTATTTTTGAGGGTCTCGGCTTCACGGTTCCATACACGCCAAAAATGGAACCAAACGTAGATTCTGACGTGATTGCAAGCTTTGATAATGAGACGGCTAGAATCTTGGAACGCTATCGTGACGCTGAAAAAAGGTACACCACGCTCATGGGAATCTTGTCTGGTATGGACGAGTTCGACGTTGTTCATACGAACTTCAAACAATCCGGTACAGTCACGGGTCGAATGAGTTCCTTCAACCCTAACCTGCAAAACTTAAGCTCCGAGGATGATACGGCCTACCCGATTCGTAGGTGTTTTATCCCTCGCGAAGGCTATCTTTTTGTGGCTATCGACTATCAACAAATGGAATTTCGATTGCTTCTTGAATATGCCAAGGAACTAGGTCTCATTGAGAAAATCAAGCAAGGCCACGACCCGCATGATTCGACCGCCGAAATGACAGGGCTTAGTCGTAAAGCGGCCAAGACTTTGAACTTCGGGCTTGTGTACGGGATGGGCCTTAAGAAATTGGGCAAAGCTATAGGCGTATCAGAAAAAGAAGCACGGGAGTTCAAGCAAAAGTATTTCGATGCTTTGCCTGGTGTGCGTGAGTTTTTATGGAATGCGGCCAAGGCGCAGGAAAGTAGGCGCTACACGTGGAATTGGTTGGGACGTAGGTTTCAGCTTAAAGAACGTCGCGTGAGTTATCGGGCACCAAACTCTATTATTCAGGGTGGGTGCGCGGACGTATGTAAAATAGCAATGAATAGCCTGCATGAATACCTGCGGGACAAACGCACAAAGATGCTTTTGCAAGTGCATGACGAGATTTTGTTTGAGGTCCCGCTTAACAGTTTGTCGGACATTGGGTCGCTTAAAGACATTATGGAAAGCGCATATCCCCATAAACATATACCCTTGACGTGTTCGGTATCTTATAGCCTAAAATCTTTCCACGACATGATTGAGGTCGAAAAGGTGGGGGATATTGGGGACACCATTAGAGCGGGTATTTCAAGCGAAGGTTCGAAAGTATCTGAAGGCCATACCGAACGTGTGGTTCTTCAAAGCTAGCGAACGGTCGCTTGCCGGAATACCGGATATGATTTTGTGTGTGAATGGGATTTTTGTTGCGCTAGAACTTAAGCGTGATTCGAAATCAAAGGCTTCACGGCTTCAAGAACATACGCTAGAAATGATAAATAAAAGTGGTGGGCTTGGCATTGTTGTTAGGCCCGACAATTTTGAAAAGGTAATAACAGTCATTAAAACACTATCCGAAGGGGGAAAATATGATCGAAATGACTTGGGGACAAATTAGAGATATGGAACTTAGCGAAGCTTTGAATGGACTAGCTAGACAACGTGTTCCATACGCAACGACCTTGAAGATTTTAACAATATCAAAAGCCATCGAGGCGGAACAAAAGAAGGCCGATGAAATGGCCGCAATCATTCGCGACAAGTACATGAAAAAATCTGATGACGGTAAAACTTGGGAACTTAAAGACGTGGCCCTTGAGGAAGAACTGAAAACTGCGGAAAAAGATTTCGTTACAACGAAGTTCAAAATACGTTCGAACAAACTAAAGTCGGTTGATCTTTCAGGAACGGAATTGACTGCGGTTGAATTATTTAAGATTGAGAACTTGGTTGAGTTTGAAAGCGACGTTAAGCCCGAATCACACTTAAAGCCCGTCGAGGGGAATGCATAATTATGCATAAAGCAAGGGGGTCCGTGAAGGTCCCCCGCGCCCACAATCCTAAGACGGTGGGGTTTTAAGATTTCTTATACGCAAGTTTTTTCAAATCATCCAAAGAAGATATTGCGGAACTGTACGCTTCGCCTTTTGACTTTAAGCACTCGCCCACATACTTCATTTTTTCTTTATCTTTTTTGATTTCTTCGGCGTCGATAATTGTGCGGGCAGCGGATTCAATTTCCCAGTCGTCGTACTTGCCATACTTCTTTTCTTTTTCTTCGCCTTTGCCGCCCTCGACTTCAACTTCTACTTTCATTTTTTCGCCCCCAGTTTAGACCACGCCGAGAACTTGCCTTTCGGTTTCTTCTTTGGCGGTGATTCGGTTTTCACATATTTTTGCTTCAGCATATTGCCGTAGTCTTGCTTTGTTCCCATTATTTATTCTCCCGCATTAGCATCCAAGGCGCGAATACCGACTGACCGGGTATTGCTTCAATTCCACGTCCTACTTGGCCGAGCCCTTTTTCTGACGCCCGCATCGCAGAGTATGTCATGCCTGGGCCATATTTTCTGGCCTGCCTTAGAGCAAGTCCGCCGACTAAACCTTTTGTTAAAGCTTCGCCTGGGCTTTGTCCTTGAGCAATTTGTGAACCCGCGATTCCCGTTCCGGCGATTGTTTCAAGTAAACCTAAATTCACTTTCGATTCTTCGCCCGCAACACGGTCCTTTGAAATACGCTGCAATGTTTTCGCTTGGCCGTATCTCTCTTTGAGCGGCTTCAATTCTTTTGCACGTTTTGTTCCTGCGTACTTGTCGAGTGTTGCGATACGCTTATCGAGCATATCGTCCACTGTTTTTCGCGCAATCTTGAGCGCCTTTTCGTTGCCCGTAGATTCGCTGAATTTCTTCTGATAATTGATATTATCGTCCAAGCTTTGTCGATACCGTAGAAGCTTATCAAACGGGGTTTCTTGTGTGAAACGAGTGACATTTGCCATTTCGATCACGTCGCCTGCCGCTTGGCCTGCGGGTGGTATTTGCCCAGGGACGCCGGGAACCCGGCTAACAGGGACGGGAAGTCCGCCCGTAGTTTGTGGCTTAGACATACCAACCATTTCAAAACCCGACTTGATTTTAGTTTTATCAATATCGGCCAAGTTGTTAATTTCTTTTCGTAGGAACCGAATCGCATCTTGTCCGCCCGAAGTACCCTTGAGTTCTTTTTTGGCGTTTCGTAAAATGTTCGCAGCTACACGTCTTGCGTTTAGACGTGTATCGTCCAACACTTTCGCAGCTTGTGGGTTTTCCTTTGCAACCTTCGCAATATCGTCAGTTACACCCTTATAAAGATCGCCTAGTTTTTTACCCGTGGCGTCCGCTATTTCGGTCGACTTCTCAAGAACCTTTTCATAGCTTGAGCCCGGCTTGGTCATGCCTTCTTTTTCCATGAATCCAACAAGCTTTTCGCGTTGTGGTGTTCCCGCAGGAATTTCTTTCATGTGAGCTTTACGTCCGCCCGCAAGCTTCATAGCCAAGGCTTCACGGCCCTTTTTGAATGTACCTGCGGCCTTTGTTAAACCCTGCCCGACGGCGCCCATTCCGCCCGATACCACGCCGCCCAAGGCAGCTTGTTCTAGGCGGGCCTTGAATTGGTCCTCGGTTTCACCGGGATTCATGACAAGGCCCATGCCTGCGCCGCCCAAGGCAGCTTTTCCTACGCGGGCTAAAGCGGTTCCGCCTTTGGCTAGCGCAACCCCCGGCATAGGTATTGTGAGCGCCCCACCGACGGCCCCAGCCCCATAGGCCAAAGGGTCCTCGGCTTGAATAGCCTTCTCACGTTCGCGCCATTGGCGCAGGTTATCCATATACGAAGTTCTACGACCGCCGCCCATAAACTGTGGCAGCACTCGATCAAGCGCCCATTCAGTGCCCGCCTGAAGCTCTGGAACATAACCGAAGCCCGCGCCTTGGCCGAAGCCTTGAAGCGCGGATTCTGCGCTTGAAAAGTTATCAGTCTGCGCAGGTGTTGGCGGCAAGGCTTGTTGTTGACCAACTTCCCAAGGTGCCTGTCCGGCCTTAAAGGAACTAGGAACCGCCGCATCTTGTGGCGCCGGAGCTTGTTGTTCTAATTCCCATGGGGCTTCGCCCACCTTGAAATTCTTAGCCATTATTGAGTCACCTCAACCCACGTATCGCCCTGTTTTTCATAGACCTTCCCCTGATATTCTTTACGTTCTGGGGTCGGAGGCGGAGCTTCCATTCCGAGTAGGTCCTCGGTTAGTTCGCCGCCCTGGTCTCGAAATCGCTCAATCGCCTCTGGCCTGTATGATTTTTCAGATTGTTGCATGGATTTTCGTAGAGCCTTCTTGAATCTGTGCAAAGCCCCGATCATTTCTTCCTCGGTGTTGAATGCGCCTGACGCGAACTCTGTGCGTAAACGTGCAAGTTCTTGGTTGGTAACTGCCGCACCCGATCTTTGCTTCAATAACGAGTTAAAGATACCTTTGAAGGCGACTTCAAATTCTTCGCCCGCTGAGCCAGGGATATACATTCTTCCCATGAGCGGAACATTTTTTCCTGGGGCATCTACTTTCATACCATTGAAGGTTTTAGTTTTCGGGTCGTATGCCTCTAAGTTGTGACCAAGTAAACCTTCAATAGTTTTCACGCTCCCAGCTAAAGCCGGAAGTTCCCCACCTAAATCTTTACCAAGCTTCACAACCTGATCGGCAATGATCTTGTCATTTTTTTGATCAAGGCCCGCCCTTTGTCTTTCGTCGGCACGAGCCTGTGAATCATTTTTTGCGGCCTTCGCAGCATTCATTTGCATTTGTGCAATTTCTTTTCGCATAAGACCTTGTTCACGATACGCTTCCGTTCGAAGCCGTTCTTGTTCAAGTTTATCTGCGGCAAGTTGCCGTTGTTGTTCGAACTTATCTTTTGCAAGCTGCATAGCTTGAGCTTGTTGCGCAGCTTTTTGTTCTTGAGTTAATTGCGCTTGGAGTAAACCCATTTGAGTTTTAGTCATGCCCTGTCGACGGCTTTGAATCATATCTTGTAGACGCACGATTTTTTCTTGTCGTGCATCTTCTGATTCCGGCGCCATTTGCTCGGCTAGTCTTTGTGTCGCGTTTCCGCCTCTAGGACTTAGTTGGTCGACAAGTGTAGCAAGGGGTCTAAAATCTGTTTCACGAGGCTTTTGTTGATACTCAGTCAAATAGTTTTGTAGTTGACTTAAGCCGCCTTGTTCTTGTGAAGCGGCCTGTCCGGCAAGCTGTAGATACTTTTGAAGTGCGGGACTGTTAGGCGCACCTTGCGCGGCCACGGCTTCATAGGAACTAACATCGAGGGGAACTGGATTCAATTCCTCGTCGTATTCCTGCGCAAGATTTTGTTGTGTCAAATAGTCTTGTAGTCCCGCCATAAACACCTCACGCGATTGAAGATGGGTCAAAGCTTTGTGTTCTTCCACCCGTGTACGATGAATCTATTCCAGAATAGAGTGTTGGCTTCTTTTCAGGGACTTTTTTTTTATCCCCAAACTGTTTACCAAACATATATCCCTGTAAACCCGATTGAGCTGCGGCACCCATAACATCGGCGCTTCCGCCAACCGCTTTCGGGCCCATCATATCGGCTTTCATTCCGGTCCACGGCGAGTATTCCATTTGTGCGGCGTTGGCCATCATTTGAGCCTTGTTCGCCTCGCCTTGTTGCTTTTGCGCTTGCCCTTGTTGGTGTGCGCCTAGTGCGGCAGAACCGACTGCGACCCCTGTAGCAATCCATGACATATTATTCCCCCTCGTTCAATTTTACTATATCGGCCATTGGTTTGTCCGTGTAGTCTTTTGCGATTAACATTTCCTCTAAAACGTCAAGGTCCCGAATGTTATCGGGATTTTTATGGACTGTGGTCCAGACCATATCCTCGTGAATAAATAGTGCCCGCTTAACATAGGGGCGAGACATAAACACCATGGGGGCCTGAATCAACTGTGAGCCGAATTCCTCGGACACGACCGATGCCGACCCTTGGCCGATAACAACAATATGATCAAGCTTGTGAATTTTACCCGTGATCAATGAGCCCGCCTTCATAAACACCGTCCGAGTATAAACACCATCGGCGAAAGTGTGCATGGTCTCAAGTGCGACTCTATCCTTTTCAGGTGCGGCTAACATTTTTTGCTCAAGGCTATGAATTGAATTACGAATCATTTCAGGCGTTAGGTTATTAAATCCGCCCTCAATTGTTAGAAAAGAACTCCCGTCATGGTTTTCTTGAATCATTAAGTTATTCACTGAACCACCCCACGAGTTTCAAGTACAAGGTATAAATCACCATAGGTATCAAGCTGCGTACCCGTCACAAGAAAACCGCCCGCAAAAGCAAGCTTAAGCATGGGGATGTTTTTGTTACACACGCGGGTTGAAATAAACTTATAATTTTCCTTCAAATAGTCAACCATTGATAAATACGTTTTTAACGTGAGTGAAGTTCCCCGTATTGTAGGGAAGTTACCACCGTGCTGCATATAAACAGATTCAGAATCAAATTCCACCATGGTTGAATATCCCATTGGTTCCAAGGTTTCTTTGTTTCTAACAAGTAGTGCAAAGGCAATGCGGTTTTTATCTCGCGGGAAATCGAAGTCAAACGAAAACCTCAGAGTGTTTTCTGAGATTTCGGACCATTGTTCTGAGCTAAGACGCATAACCTCTAGCATTAAAACTGAACCCCGTTCAATGCCGCAAGGGACATTCGTTCGTTTTTATAATTTTCAAAAGTTTCTTCGTTGTCTGAAAATACTGCGTCCTTAGAAACAATTACGTGCTTTTCAGTCACAAGATTAAACAAAACACGGGTACTTATAAAAGTAGTTTTTGCCAAAAGGGATTCGTTTACCCGCACCCATCGACCATCTTCTTTTACTGCATGGCTTCCCGTTACACGAGCGCCCGCGTAGTCGTATAGATCAACGGGCGTTTCCTCGTTGTGTTGCAATACCTCTAAAACTTTTCCGCCCTGCAAAACCTCGTCACCAACTTGTATATCCTGAATTTGCTTTGTACTCCCGTCGGCCATTGAAATAAGCGTTTCACGACTAAAACACTTTCCTGTTTTCTGAGAGGCAGCGGCGGCACGTTGAGCGTCAGCGGTTTGTTTCGCACCCCACGCAGACATTTGTTGATTGTATCTATTGGAATCAAACATTGCCGTTGCACCAAGATCGGCTTGACGAGTTTGAATGTTTTGAAGCTGCGCTTGTTTTTCTAAGTCTGCAAAGCTTCCAAGTAGTTCGCCCTGTCTACCAAGACGAGCCTGTGTTCCCTCTCGGGTGATTCCTTGTTTTGCCAACATTAAATCTTTAGCCCCACCACGGGCCATTCGTTCACGCGCCCCAGAACTTAAACCGCCAGTCATTGCAAGCCCAGCCTGAGCTTGGCTCATTCCTTGTAGGCTTTGTTTTGCGGCGGAATCCATTCCTTGCATTTCACGTTCGCGTTGAAGCTTCAGCCATGGTGATTCTTTTGAGGTTCCAAATGCCTCGCCCTTCAAAGCTTGAACGGCTTCACCGGAATATGGGTCAAAAGTGTAGTCTTTAAGTAGTTCGCCAGTGTTTACGTCACGCATTCCCTCGAATGACGGCGCAACAACACCTGCCTTTTTTTCTTGGCCAGTTTGGCGCGACAAGCGAACGCCTGCCCGTTGCTCGGACTGAAGTTTATTAAACGCATCGTCCTCAGATTTAGCTTTTACCGCTTTTGCGTCGTTCGCAGCTTGTTTTTTAGCTGCCTCGTTGGCTTTACTTTTAGCTACTGCCGCCTTAAAACCACTACTATTAAATCCCATCTAAGAACTCTCCCCGTAATGACTCAAGTCTTGGTCAATCAAATCCATATCTGGGTCTGCGACCTGTCCTTGTAATGTTTCGCGCATTAGCCCTAACAATTCGTTAAGTGCGCCCTTTTCGCCCTCGGTATTCACGTGCGTCTCTTTGGCATAACATCGGTAGCGCACGTATGACAGAATATATTCGTAACAAATTTCTGGTACGTCACACTCATCTAGGTCGTCAGTGTAACGATTCAAGTCTTTGAAGTAAATAATTCTAATACCGTTGGTGACACTCTTTGAAGCTTTTGGAACGAGCCGAAGCTTGTAGTCGCTTCCGACTTTATAAATCATGTAATAGTAGTATTCCGATGACGTGTAGAGGTTCATGATTTCTTCGGCTTCAAAAGAATCTTCGCCCTTTAATGGCTTAAGCGTATAAATTGTGTTGTTGTCTCGATACACAAGTTTTCTTATTTTTGTGTCCACAATATCTGCGGGCAAGTCGTAGTCTTGTTGCCCAGCTACGACGTTAATGTAGTCCTCGACGATAAGGTACTTATCTCGAAGTCCCATTTTAACGATTTCAGATTCAACCATGCGGATGGCCGAATTGAAATACTCGATCAATTCTTGAGGCTGTATAAATTCCTCGTCCTCAATATCGAGTTCGCGTGAAACTTGTGTGCGTAAATCGCCAAATGTTTTATATGCCAATTTGAAGCTCCCTTTTTATCGTTGCTCAAATGGGGCCCCAAGACAAGGCTTAAGCGTTGTTTCCGCCCTGCCCAGATTCATAGGTATTTTGAGATTGCGATACATTGTTCCAATGGACGTTGTACCCTAACAAGCTCAAAGGTTCCCCCTTCTTAAATCCCCACAATTCCCAGTCATAAACCCCTGTCGGCAGTATACTTTCAGAATCAATGACTTTTATAGTCCAGTCATCAATACGCTCAGAAATCTCGTACTCTTTAACGTACCCGTCCTGTGCGGTCTTAATACTATACCCAACTATATCTACAGGCCACGTGTTGTTCACCTGATCATTCAAGACAATGGTATTGGTCGCGCCGTTAAATGTGGCATCCCCGTCCGTGTCCGAATTGGTCACGACCCCATAGCCGTTAGTGATCACAAGCTGTAAATACGAAAGCCGTAAAGACCTAGCTGGGAACCGTCGCCATTGTTCAAGTAGGCCCGTGGCCCCCCAGATACAATCGGGATTTCCCCATACAAACTCGGGGTCGCCCCATACGAAATTGCGGCGCCAACGAATCGGCGTTAGGTCACGGGTAACGCGCCCATCGTCCGAAATGGCTGTAATTTGAATCGTGGTGTTGGCCACGTTTTCGGCTTGCAGTAAAATGCGGGTCGGAACTTTACGGTAGAACATAGACCCGAAATTGATATGAACCGACTTGTAGGTCCAGATAATTGTTTCAATCGACCAATTATCAACGGTCGTTGAAATGTCCACACGTGGGTCTGTGGTGTATTCGGCGTCATGCTTAAACACGTACCCGCGTGTATCTCCCCGATACAATAGACCATTATAAAACGCCAGTGACGACGGTCTAAAGCTTTTTCCCGACCATGTTGTAAACGTACTTTTTGCTTGTACGCCCCAACGTAAATCAAGAACCGCAAGTGAGTCGTTATCTAGGTTGGCCGAGTTTCTTTGGCAGGCCCAGTACACACGTCGGTCTTTTTCGTTAAACGTGCCGTAAATGTGAGCGTCGTTTTCTTGGTTTTCTAAAATGTCTCGATACCGTTTGTTGTTGGAATCTGAAATCTTAAACACCTGATAGCCGTCGGTTGCGTAAACGCCGTCCGTTCCCCACCATAGGGCAAAGTTTTCAGCTTGCACAATACTTGCGTTTGAAACGCACCCAGCAGTATCAGAAATTCGAACGACGCGAATCTCGCCCCGCCCGAACCGATCAAAACCGCCGTCAATTCTGTAAACATATTTTTTGCAAAATATAAGTGGAATACTTTTTGTCGAGCTAACACCCACGATTTCATCTTCCACGTCTTTGAAGAAATCACTCGGAACACCGCCCGGAATGGTTGGAACACTTTGATAAATTCGGTATGGCCGAATCTCGGTTCCTTCTTTTGTGTGGGCATAATAAGCCGTGTTGTTGACCACGTGAACGAACTTCGAGAGGGGCGGCGGCTCTAGGTCCACGGTCCCATCGTCAGTGTATAGGACAAGCCCATTTTCCACTGCAAAGTCATCACTCACGTTGTCCACAAAACTTGTGGTACCAAGATTCACTTCGCCAATTTTATAAAATGTTTCCCCGCCCGCAACGGTTCGGTAAATGAAAACCTTGATATTCGCAATATCGTAGTTTCCGCCTGCGGGATTCGCTAGAGCCGGAATGTTTGTGATATTCACATTCGCAATATCTGGCGACTCTGAATCTAAAATCTGAACGAATGAAGTCGGGCCAAAATCTTGAAACTCTTGGTTCCCCACCATGTAGGTATAATGCAAGTGAAACGCATAGGAATATGCCTTATCCCCTACCGCGCCCGCTGTAGCAGTCGGCTCGTCTAAAAATGGCAGACCGTTATTTCGTACCTGTAGAGCATTCGAGGCGTCTTTATAAATTTTAACTGGAAGTGAATACGAATCGTTCGCAACAAACAAGTGCGAGTTCCATTGCGTAAACGAAAGCGCACTGTCTTGAACACCCTCGCTTAGAACCTCATTGTTGTCTGGCCCACGAAGAATTGAATACGCCGATGGGTTTCTGAAAAATATCTGTCGGCCTGAGTTAACTAGAAGCTTTTCATTGTTATTGTAATTGATCAAAGCGCCAAGACGAGCAACACCCGACGGCGCTTGCCCATTAACCAGATCATCAACTACCGAGCCGTCACGCGAATCTATGCCGCCGTCGGAAGTGATAACAAAGTTATCTATTTCTTCCGCCGCTTCATATTCTTGCGCGAACGCGTCGTCAGTTATGCCCTTTGAAAAACTCGTTACTTCAAAGGGTTCTTGGTTGCTAGCCGCCATAAGTTACAACAAAGTCCTTTGTGTTGTCCGTGGTGTAAATATAAAACTGCGTAGCCGAAAACTTTTCGACTGTCGGAGTCACATATTCCCCCGTTGATAAACGACACGATATAAAACACGTGTCATAGTTAAATCCCGCAACCATTGTCACAAGTTGACGATAATGGCCAACAGGTCCAAATGCTACCCAGTTCGCGGCCAAAATTGTAGCTTGTACGCCCTGTAAACTCTGCGCCGTGAGCGGCGGGGAGTTTACACCGTCATGGTTATGATCATTGACCCGCTGAATATCATCAGCCAATGCATCGAACAAGGGTTGTCCCTTGTCACCGTTTTGCGGCTTTTTATAGCCATAGGATAATGTCAGCATACTATTTTTTCACTTCCGGCACAGGTGCGGGAAGCGCAGGTGCGACTTCAATTTTTGGAAGCTCAACCGCAGGCGCCGCACAGAAAGCATCTTTAAGATCGGTGTTTGATATACCCATCACAAGTGCAACAACCGCTGCCAAAACCCCAACAATCCACGCACCAATTCTTTTCGTAGGTAGAATCGTCTTTAGGATTCCCCAAATTTTTAAGCCTGTCATTTATTCCCCCTCTGTTACATTTATATCGGTTTTTTCTTCAACTTCATCAATACGCTTATGCGCCCTAACTGCCGTATCTTTGGCGTCTTTTATTCCGCCCTTTGTTTCCGCTACAAACATTCCGCTTTTGAAAATGAAAGTCAAAAGCGTTAGAATGACTGTCAGATTCCCAAGAACTAAAACCCCAACCGAAACATAAACGCTCGTTGGAATTGTTGCTACCGTTTCACCCATTTATCACCCAAGTTGGATAGTTTGGCATTACATACGTGATCAAGTCTTTTCGGCGGTCCACTGGTCGAACTCGAACACAAGCGTCGCGTTTGGCAGCTTCCACGACTGAAGTCGTAGAAGAATCCCCACCGCCCGCTTCAATAATTTGATATTGATTCAGACAAAGTGAAACATGAGTTAAGGCTTTTGGCGCCTTCCCATAAAAACATAAAGCCCCAGCTTTTGGTGTCGGCAGAGTAATACCACCACTCATTAGAAGCAAATCGTGAAGTGACTGACAAGTTTGGTCGCCCTTTGGGTCTGCGCCAACACTCTCAAGTACGAATTGCACAAAACCGGAACAATCAAATCCCCTCATAGGGTTTGAACCACCCCACACGTATGGCACTCCGATAAACTGCATTGCGTACTCAGTGACTAGCTTCACGCTTTTCCTTTTCTAGTTCTTGTAAACTTATTGCGGCCCACTCAGCTAAATCCATTGGTTCAGGTAGCCAACTTGCCAATTGCGCAGGCGTACACTTATCCACCGTTACCTCGTCGGTTCGGTTAGGAAGATGATCAAGGTGTTCCCAAATACCGCCACGGCCAAAGTTTTTCATTCGCCACGACCACTGGCCACGACGCCAATGAGCAATATAATCAGGACGCTTGCAAGTAGCGACGTATCCGATGAATGCGTTTCCGGATGCGCCAATGTGAATAGGACTTGAGTCATTTGTTAAAATCACCCCGCAATTTTGTAGCAGATAAGTCATACCGTTTAAGTCGAGTTTATTTCGAAGGTCTATACAACCCTCTGTTTTTACATCAACTGTACCACGGTTATCGTCCATATCTTTACCAATAATTATTGGCGTGAATTGAAGCCCGACCAAATACGTGATCAACTCATCCCACCAATCTTTTGGAAAGGTCTTTGTCTGCCAATGTTTCCCTGGATGCAAAACGATTCGCGTATCTTCGGGAAGATCAATAGGCTCAGAGTAAAGTTTTATTTCTTTTGAAGCAATCGGAAGTGTACAACGAAACGCCGATAAAGCCGGATAGTCGACCGCGTTTACAATGCAATGATTGAGAAACTGCCAAGCAAGGTCTGTTTGTTGGTGAATCGTGTGAAACGTCAAATAATTTTCTTCAATTGGCTTTACCTTGTTAAGGTCGAAAACTTCTTTGAACTTCAAATGTCTAAACACTTCTGGAATATGAGTCGCCAAAGAAATCTCAGCCTTGTCGCCAAATTGCTCAAGCGCATAGCGAAGCGTTGGCTCAGCACACACTTGGTCGCCAATCCCGCCCCAAGTAGTGAGCAAAAGATTTTCATGGACACCACGCTCGATTGCTTTCATCGTTCGGAACCCAGGCATCATATGAGCGGGAATTAAAACTTGATCCATTATCCTTCCCACTCAATATCAACTTGCTCACAAAAAACAGAACTCAAAAGTCCAAGCTCTGGAACTGCGAACGCGCCCGTTTGGTGTGCGACCGTTATTGTTTGTCCAGGGGTAACGTCTGCCGTGTGAGTTTCAACTTTAATGCTGGGTCGCTTATGCCAAATGTTGCCAGTAATTTGTGGTTGTCCCAATGCTCCGAACGCTGGGCCTGTAACAAACTGAGCCGTGTTGTATGTTCCCCCAGCTAAGTTCGCACCGAAATTTCCTTGAGCGCCGCCGTTTGAACCCCAGGCATATCGCGTGTTGTATTTCGTAATTACCGCAACGAAGCTTCCGTTTAATGGCTCAATAATATCTTCAACAATACCGTATGAGCCAATCGGATTCACAATCGTTGGCGTTGATTTATCTACGTTGTCACCTGAACCAAGAACGGGAGTTAAAACTTCCTGATTTCCCCAAGCGTAGATTCTGTTTGAATCGTCGATCACATAGTTCGCGGACTGCGCAACCGCGATTCGTTTACAACCACTTGTTAGGCCTGTTACTGTGACTGGCGAAGATTTAGGAAATATATTTCCTTGACCAAGTTGGCCTTGGCCGTTATTGCCCCAAGCGTATACAACACCGTCACGAGTTAATCCCAGACCGTGTTCCGTACCTGCCGCAATGTCAGCGAATAAATATCCGCCGATCACAAGTGAAGGCGAAGATTTTGTGACGATTGTGTTGTCGCCAAGTTGTCCTGCGCCATTGTATCCCCAAGAATATATTGCTCCGGCTTCTGTTAAACCTAAAGTAAACCCACCGAGACCGCCTTGGGTCTGCGTAGATATTTTTGTAAAATTCAAACTACCGACAACGAGTGTTGGCGTACTGAGTGAACCAAATGTTCCAGTACCAAGCTGCCCGACACTATTGTTGTCTCGGCCCCACGCGTATGTTTCAGTCGTAGAAGCTTTTGCAAAAATTGTGTTCGGTTGACTAACGCTATCTATGTCAAAATAATTTCCCTCGTCAGTCCAAAAATCCGTGAAGGTTGTTCCTGGCATAACTTGAACTGGCGTTGATTTATCAACAATAGTCCCGTCGCCAATTTGGCCGTGTTGATTTCTTCCCCAAACATAAAGATTTCCGTTTTCTGCGAGACCAACACAAGTCGAGCCGCGAACTACTTTCTTAAAACGAATTCCACCAACAACAAGTGTTGGTGTGCTTTTTGGGACAGTCGTGTTGTCACCAATCTGGCCGTACTGATTTTGCCCCATGTTTACCATTTGGCCGTCAGCGCGAACAAATGGCGCTTTCCAGTTTTGACCAAGTAGAGCAACGGGCGAAGTTCTGTTTGTAACTGAGCCATCACCAACTTGTCCGTTGGCATTTGCGCCCCACGTCCACACGCGACCGTATTCATCTAAACTTTTTGTTGGATGAAACGCGCCATTTTTTACAGTGTGGCGCTCTGTGAATGAAACCTTAAGTGTTTTAACACCTGCGGGAACAATAAATGGTGTGCTTAAAGTGCCGTCACGGCGAATTGTTTTTTTAGAGTAATTCTTCATTTGTCACCTATCCTAAATAATAGTCAGTGCCGTCACACAAGATATTCCATGAGCCGTAATTTGCGCGAAGAACATAGTCCGACGCAAGCCCCTCGATTTTTGTGGCGGGACTAGGACGAGTCAACGTCACTGAGTTGGTTCCGAATTGGCCGAACTGATCTTTGATTGTGATAAGGAAATTCGCCGACGCGGCAGGAAGCTCTACTGTGAACGCGGCAAGCGTTGTATCGCAAAGTAAAATTCGTTTTGCGTCGCCGCTCGTGAGAACTGTGTTGGCCGAAATGTTTGTAATACCTAAAGCGCCCCAACCACCTGAACCTGTACCTGCAACGGACAACCATGTTGCGCCATTGTCGTACTGAACTTCGAGAAGATCGGTCACGTAAATAAGCCGCCCAGGATTACCTGGGGCAGGCTTTGAGGCGTCGGGATAGTTTTCAAGCCTAGAAGATAATTGCGCAAGGTTAGCCGCCGAAAGTGTACCCTCGGGCGTGACATTGCTTCCCAATAAAAACTGAAGAACACTAGCTGCCGCCCGGTTTAGGCGGACGTTTTCTGCTGCCGTTCCGGAGTTTCCGATATGTAGTTTGTCGTCGTTGCGAAGGAATGCTCGTTTGTTCGTTCCGGAGTCGAGCTTTACACGGCCCTCGGTTGTGTTGTTCCAAATACGACCTTGCGTATTGGCTACGGGGTCCGCTGCTAGGTTTTCGAGTGACGCTTCTTTGATTTCGCCAAAGAATTTTGGCATTTTGAACCCCCTTTTTCACGGGCGTTGGGCCCCCGCAATTCGATTGTTGTTCGAGCCGCCTAACAAGTCAAGCGGCCCATCCATGGGCCTAGACGCCCATCCTTGGCCTATATTAAATTAACCCACGCACCATTTTCATAGCCTCGGAATTTGTTGCTTGTCGTGTTGTAGTAAATTGCCCCATTTTGGGCGCCCCCAGTAGGGTCAGCCGCCCTAACTGGAACACGAGCAAAAAGACCTTGAAGCTCAATAAATCCAGAACTTGCGTCATCTACCCCAGAACCCGCATTTAGCGAAATGTAACCGCCAATACCGCTAGAGGAACTTGCAGTGATAAGTTCTATGTTTCCGCTATCGCCCGCCGTAGGTGAGCCCGTATAAATAGCAATATCGCCAGTTCTGTTACCAGACGTAGCGGTATCACCCGTTTGTAGATTGATACTCCCGGAGTTATTTATACTGGAATTTCCAGTGCGAATATCAATCAACCCCGAAGCCTCGCCTAGCGAAGTTCCCGTTCGAATGTCTATTCTTCCAGACAGTCCAGTTCCCGCAGTTTTGTTACCGGATTCAATTAAAATTCGTCCCGTTGCCGTGGCATTTGCGCCTGCATTGTTGGACGTAATTAAACCCAATGCTCGGTCGGACTGTGTGGTTCCAGTGTTACCTGTACGCAGTACCGAAGCGGTAACGCCACTCGGAGTTGTACTCGACTGCATGATTTCCATGTATGTATTTGCGCCGGAATCGTACCAACGAATTATACCGACTGTGGCACTTGCGAAAAATATATTTCGGCGAACATAAATCTCTTGCCAGTTAAAACTACCAGTACCCAAGGTATACGTGTCTGTGACCGAGGGATTCAGGTTGCCAACGATGTTAACGGTGGGGGCGTTTAGGGTAATGTTCCCTCTAGTACCACCCGCAGAAGTTCCGGTTCTTAAAGTAATAGCCCCAGAATTCCCAGTCCCCGCAGTTTTATTGCCAGTTTCAATTGAAACTGGACGAGTCTGAGCGGCGTTAGCTGTCGCATTGCTTATTGTATAAACGGTTAAATCGCCGACCAAAGATGCGCCACTTATTAGACCAAGGGAACTAGCGGCTCCCGAGGGTGTAGTTAGTGCGCCCCTAATTTCACCATACGTGTTACCCGCAGAATCAAATAGACCGTAGTTAGCACTTCCACCCGCGCCTACTGCGCCGAAGCCATTGCCATGAACTGCGGCCCATGCGACGGCAGTAGAACCTAAAATATAAGTGTTGTTCGCCGACGGGTTAAGGTTTGTACTTGCAATAGAGTTTGTCGAGCCAATCGAAAACCTGGAAGTCCCGCCCGTGGAAAAATTTAACGTATCTGCGCCAGAACTAAAAAGTCCTGTATTGTCGTCACCCGTAAATGAATAACTTGGCGCCCCCGCAGTTCCTAATGGGGCTAGAAGTGGGAAGCTTGCGCCGCCGCTTGGAGTGACCCAGCTTAAAATTCCGTTTCCGGCAACATCCGTTAAAACCTGTCCGGCGGAAGCTACCGCCCCAGGTAGTGTAATTGTATAACTTGATGAAACTGAATTCGGAACTTTTAGTCCTACAAAATTAGTTCCGCCAATATCCACAAACTTAAACGTAGGGGATGCCGCACCACCATAAGTGGTAAAAATAACTTCCTCACAATATAACTCAAATAAATCTTCACAAAAAATTCCGGCGTATTGGCTAGTGCCGTCGAGGTAAAATTCTGACGTTCCGTTGGTCAGTATTGTTTCATTACCGCTGCCTAATTTAAGTATATCTATATCAAGCGTGTCTAAGGAATTTCTTGCCCGCAAAGCTTGGTTGTTATCTAGGCGAATTTCTACGCCTGTAACTGAATCAGGTGCCAGTGGTCCGCCCCCGCCAGAGGGGCCGCCTAAAGGGGAACCTAAAATTGTACGCATTGTTCTGTCTAAAATTCCCATAGTTTCCCCCTAATTAAAAAATTAAATGTCCCAGGCCGAATCCCACGTCGCCAAAGATTCTTGCATCTTTTCAACGTCTGTGGTTGCGCCGACATAAACATATTCCGTTTTCAAGCAAGGACCGCCGTGAACCGTGTTCGCAAGCGCCTCATATTGCTCAGTCACACGGGGTACGCCGTCATATACACGTCGAACCTTTATGACTTCTTTACCCAGTGCCTTTAATAGCTCGTCCGCATTTGTATCTGAACTCATGGTTTATCCCCCGTCTTATTAGAATTTTCACTAGAATCATGAACAAAGTCACTTATCTTCTTTGTCGCACGGCTATCGCCCATGCGCCAAAACAAATGTCCCATCACTACACCCATTAAAAACGTAAAAATCGGGTATTTATAGGACCACTCGATCATTACGTGGCTTATCGAAGTCTCAAAGCCTGCGGTTGAAATCACATAAACATCCCAGACCGCAATCACGATGACTGTCACTAAAATGAAAATCTTGGTCATTGCGGCTTTGTTCATATGAGAACCTTATCCTTGTCTAAGTTAATGCAGACCCAAACGTCGTTGGCCCCAACTGAAGTGTACGCAATTCGCAAGGTTAAACCTGCAAAAACTTTCGCGGGGAAATTGGCCTTTGGGAGCGGTTGGTTCAAAGTTGTGAAATCCACTCGCCAGCCCGTGACACCTTGAAACACCACGCCAGCAATCGGGTGAATGACTTGCATCGCCCAATGGTCACCCTTAACTGCGCCGTCGATTAAAATACAGCTAGTCATCACAAGCGCGTCGTCAGTAATTGCAATGTCTAAGTTTTGCGTGGTGCCAGCCGTAACAGTAAACTCATGCCCCTCGGCGGCTTTATTGAGTTTTATTTTTTCAAATAAATTTGTATTTTGTGGGTCGAAGGTTGTATTGCTTGGCATATTATTCCTCAGTCCATTCAATAGTTATCGACAAGTCCGAACCCGCCATAGTCACGCCAGCTAAGTTGATCGCCAAGTATTCGTTGTCGTTATTTAATGTAATTGTTTTTTGAGGCGAGTCAGTTAGCGAAAATAATTCCGCATACGACGAAACAATTGAGTTTTTACCGGAAATCATTTTTGACACACTTACAAGTGTCCCGACCGCAGCCCCAAGCGCCGACGGGTTAGCTGTATATGAAAACACACTAGCCGTTGCCGCCGCATCGTTAGAGTCATACGGAACCGCAGTTAAACTTGCGCGTGTTCCGCCAGTATTATCAGCCGATCTTTTAATTAACAAAATATCTTGATAGGAGGCGTTGTTCTGAAAACCCGTAAAATAAATTCTGCGAATTTTTACTTTCTTTGTGGCCGAGCCTTTTATTAAAAACACGTCAGTAGGGTTCGCGGCCACGGTCAAACTATTTATACTTGCCGCGTAGGTCGGAATGTTTTCGGCTGTGGAAACTTTAATCGCGTCACCGACGTTTCCAATTAACGTGCCGTCAGTGTCGCCCTTAATCTTTGATTGCTGATTGCCATTTGTTTGATTAGCACTCGTCGCCAGTGTCGGCGACGAGTCATCTTGAATTTCTATCGAGACTTGCGGGTTATCCGCCATTCAAAACCCCTACTTATGCAATCTTAACTGAACAAGACGCATAAAAATCTGAAAGCGCATTTAAGTTTAGCGCCTTGATAATTATGGACTGAGTACCGCTTGCGCCTGTAGCAAATTCACCTTCCGACATTTGACCATGAAAAGAAAATTGACCGGGGCCGCAAATTGCATCGGCAATAATTGTTTCCGCGCCGTTGTCGTTTAAGATAACTTGAAAACGTGCATCACGAAAGCAAGAAACCATAAAATCTAGGTTTTCATAAATTTCTGAAACTGCAAGCGTCAATGTTGCAACAGTCACCAAAGTTAGTGAGCCGCCAACTGTACCACGCGCACGACGACCGTCGCCAGTGACAGTGCCGAAAGTTACGGGCACTGGAGTCGCGCGAAGTTCCGCGTCAGTCAACGGGCCAAGTACGTCAACAGGTGTTGCACGTAGCTCGGCGTCTGTTAATGGGCCAAGAACGTCAACAGGCGTTGCGCGTAACTCAGTGTCTGTTAATGGACCAACAACACCAAGTTCATTTGATGCGTTTAGTGGTGCCGCAATTGCGTTACCAGAGTTGTCCTTAAACGCAAAAGCAAGCGAACCATTTTTAGCTGTGACTGCCTGACCTTCTTGAACCGCTCGAAGGGCTAAACCTTCCTGCGATGCGCCTTCTAACGTGGTGAAACTCTCTCGTAAATCTGCCATTATTTTCCCCTTTAGTTTATGCCGTTAATGTCTTTGTGATGCCCTGTAAATTCAGGCCCACTGATACATCGGGCGCCCCAGACCTTTTCTCAAATATAATTTCAATTAAATCCCCAATTTCCAATTCCCGGTATGGATACCAAATAAAACTATCCGTTGGTTTAGCCGGGCCAGTGCGTAGATCGGCAATAACAATTCCATTCTTTAGAACTTGAAACATTGACTCGAAGCGACAACTAACAGTCAATCTGCCAATCTCTAAAACGTCCGGAAATGTGACGGTGTAACTAAATAAAGTATGTGGACCCACGCCCACGGGAACATCAAAATAGTCAAAAAAAAAGTCGTCGACTGCCGCCGCCTGCCCTGGAAACCAACCCTTAATAATGTCGATTGCGTTCGACAAGTTGGTTATGTCGTTTCCGCCGTCATTCAGGGTCAATAGGCCATTTGATAGCGCCCGAATAACGTCGCTAGAAGCTGCAAAGGTCGGGTAGTCTTGTGGTGGAATCGTGTAGCTTGAGCTTGCGCCGATTGATACGCCCGTATCAAGAAGGTCAACGGAATTTATGAGGTCATCATTTCTTAAGATTTTGCTCATATATCCG